GGATATTTATTCGCAAAAATCGACCCTGATGGAAATATATCGTCCTACGTTTTCTCGCGACACTTTCACACCCACGCACCTCACACCACTTGCACCACAGATCCGCCAAGATATGCACACACCACAACACAATCCTGCTCCCTACACGCAACAAAATTGCATTATCCTCAGTATTGGTCTAATATATTAGACCAAGGAAAAAATTTCCAGTTCTATTGGTCTAATATATTAGACCAAGGAAAAATTTCCCAATTTCCACACCTTAGTTATCAATTCCAAATTGTAGCAATTATTTTATGTAAACCTATACCCCAGCTACGGTTTTATGTAAACTTATAACTACTTATAACCACAGATAATAAATGTTATGTAAACCAATGTTCATACACTGTTCATATTTTGTTCATACCCAGTCCACATCGACAAGCTATACTATAACCATAGAACAAGAAAGGAAGTGATTCCCTTGCACTAAATAGCTTCAATCATCAATCACTGGTATAATAGTTTTCGGTTCATCAACGAAAACACAATCTGGTTTATGCGTGTACTACAAAAATATCCGGTTCTGCCTAATCGGATTGTATCAACAACTCTTCAACGAATAGAACGAAAGACCATAATCTATATGTAACAATGACTTGGTTGACTATACTTATCCTCTCTAAACCATACACATTAACAACAACTACAATCACCCACGAAAGGAGCATTAAACATGGCAAAGTACGTAACACGAACAATTGTCTCAAGAGTAATCGAAGCTACCTGCGTATCCAAAACTTCCCACGAAGTTTTCCAGGCAGAAGTCACCATCGCTTCTAAGAAGTACCGGAACGAATCCGAAAAGAAGCGGGCCATCGAAGCCGCAATCAAAGCTGTCTATGACACCGAAGCTTTCCTTCTTGTAGACTACACTGAAGGAGAAGAGATTAAAGAGACAGTCGGTATGTTAACCGAAGACTTCATGGCTCACGCTGTTCCGGTCAAGGCCGCAGACAACACCGAAGACGATGAGGAAGGAGATGAAGAGTAATGGGTAAGCGCACAGACTACACAGTGACCATCTCCCACGCATCTAAAGAGTTGGACACCATGGACAAGCTTTTCATCACCTCCGGCCCCGATGGTGTAACCGTAGATGAAGCCATCGCAGGCGTTGATAAGTTAATGGTAGACATTGACTGGTTCTGCGTGGCTGATATCCACAACGAACACGCCAATGATGACAAGGATTACAAAACCCTCTACATCATGGCAAAGGACGGAGAAGTCTTTAAGTCTTCCTCCAACTCCCTGATTACATCGCTGGAAGACATCAATGATGTCCTGGCTGATGACGGAAAGTCCATCTCCGATGTTACCATTATCATTTCCAAGCGCAGTTCCAAGAACTTTGCAGGTAAGAACTTCTACCGCGCATCGGTGAGCCGCAACAAATAACAACACCCGTAACCCACAAACTACCTACAAAATGACCGTATTTAAAACAGATACCCATTAACCAAACCTAATTGTTTTTTCTTTCCCCTTGTTTGTCGGCTATCCAACCGACTATCATCAACCAAAACAGACATTTTATAAAATCCAAATCGACATTTTTAAGGGCGCGCCACTCCAATGCGCGCCTTTAAAACTTAAAAGGGGTGATATAAATGCCATCACGTAAAGACCACAAAGACGCATACGCCTATGAACGCCACCGCTTGGCATCCCAACTCTACAAGTACAACAAACAACACGGAACAAACATAAGAATAGCAGACATCCTAGGCCAGTCATCCCGTGACCCCGGCCTACGTGCCGCACAATACGCCGCCATGGCAGCTATCCGGTCTATCCGACCTCTAGCAGAAGCGGTTGAGGAAGTAGACGATTCATTCAACCCCACCCCCGATGTAGCAGGTGAAGCGGAAGACTCATCAACTCCCATTTTCACCCCCAAAGAACGTGATGCAATCTGGGAAAACATGATGGACAACTCCCGTAGCACCCGTGGCCCAGGTCGTTCCATAGCACGTTCAATGCTACAGGAACTACAAGACAATTTCGGATACGAACAGGTGGCAGACGCCCTAGCAAATTATATAAAGAATAATGTCGGTGACAGTTTAGCAGACGTAGACTGGTATAGCCCACAGGAATCGGTCAACGTAATTCTTGGCACTCTAAACTACATGAAGATGCCAGAGGATGACTACAATGAGTGGTCGCGTTACGTTGGCGAACAGTTTGAAGACTTTGTTGCTGACATTAAAATCTGGAGTTAAATGGGTAGACCTCCAGAAAAAGCTGATATCTACGTAGCCGACTTTGAAACCACAGTCTACGAAGGTCAGCAAGAAACAGCGGTATGGGCGGCCGCTATCGTACCCATAAACACCGAAGACGTTTTAATATTTAACTCCATTGAAGGATTCTTCCGCTACATCACAATGATTCCTAACCGCAAGATAATCTACTTCCACAACGTCAAGTTTGATGGAAGTTTTATCCTAGATTACCTTATTCGCCAGAAGGAAATACCACAAGCTTTTAACAAGCTAGGCCCATTAACTAACCACGATATGCCAGCCCCCAGCGTAAAATACAGCATATCAAACAAGGGTCAATGGTACACAATCACCTACAAGCCACGCAACCGCGATATCATCGAATTCAGAGATAGCCTTAAGCTTCTTCCCTTTAGCGTACGCCAATTGGGTGAAGGATTCAAAACCAAACACCGTAAGTTGAACATGAAGTATGAAGGCTTTCGATACCCCGGTTGCAACATCACTGACAAGGAAAAGCAGTATATAGCAAATGACGTTTTGGTGGTTAAAGAAGCCCTGGAAATGATGTTTGCCAGAGGACACAATAAGCTGACCATAGGTTCCTGTTGTCTGTCAGAGTTTAAGAGCATGTACGATAAAGATATGTATGAAATGCTCTTTCCAAACCAGTACGATGTTAAGCTACCAAAAGACAAGTATGGTTTTGACAACGCAGGTGAATATGTACGTTCTACTTACAAGGGCGCTTGGTGCTATGTAGTCCCAGAAAAGGCGAACCGTATCCAATATCTAGGACTAACCTTTGACGTTAACAGCTTATACCCTTCTGTTATGCACAGCCAGTCAGGGAACTACTACCCAGTAGGACAACCCCGGTTCTGGTGGGGTAACATGCTTCCTGATTTCCTCTTACCAGAAAACAATGTAAATGAGCGTGGCGGTATTAAATACTACTGGTTTATCCGCATCCGCACTAAGTTCCGCATTAAGGAAAATAAGCTTCCATTCCTACAGATAAAGCACGATTTACGCTATCGACAGAATGAGATGCTCAGGACGTCTGATTTCTACTATAAAGGCAAATACTACTCAGAATTACTCGACAATGATGGTAACCCTGTAGAAGCCAGACCAACACTGTCGCTAACCATGACAGACTACTTTCTAATGCTGGAACATTATGACCTATATGAAACGGAAATACTAAACGGTGTATACTACGCCGCAGAGATAGGGCTATTTGACCGGTACATAGACAAGTACGCACAACAGAAAATCAACGCAAAGACGAAAGCAGAACGCACAGAAGCAAAGTTGTTCCTAAACAACCTTTACGGTAAACTATCTATGAGTACTGATTCTTCTTATAAGTTGGCATACGTAAATGACAAGAACAGTCTGTCATTCCAACCAGTTATGGAACACGAAAAGACGCCGGGTTACATCCCCTGCGGCTCAGCCATAACATCATACGCCCGTTATTTCACCATCACAGCGGCACAGAAAAACTACCACGGTCCCGATAAACCTGGATTCACCTATGCAGATACAGATAGCCTTCACATTTCCGGGTTGAAACGAGAAGAGATTATCGGTGTACCCGAACACCCCACAGCTTTTCTACATTGGAAGAACGAAACCAAATGGGATTATGCAATCTTTGTTCGACAAAAGACATACATTGAACACATCACAGAAGCAGACGGTGAACCAGTTGAACCCTACTACAACGTAACTTGTGCAGGTATGCCGGAGCGTTCTCAGAACCTTCTGAAACGTTCTCTTTCAGACCAGCATTATAACCCCGATGACCCTGACGACATTGAAGAGGACTACAATGAGGAAGAAATCCGATTCATGAACACACACCGCGATATCAGCCAGTTCCGTATCCATTTGCAAGTACCTGGATGCCTTAAGGCTAAACGTATTCCGGGGGGCATCATACTGAATCGTGGCATCTATGAAATGAGACCAAGATAATCGAAAGGAGATATAAATCATGAAGAAACCAGTAACAAGCATAGCAACCGATGTAATGGCAACGGATATGCCGCAGACGCCCGAAAATCAGGAAGTAGTAGAGGAAAGAAATGCCCCTACAAAAGTATCCGTAACAGGAATGATTACTTCTGTGGTAACCTCACCGAACCAGAACGGAGTATTTGAAACCCATCTTGGCGTAGCTGTTGTAGGCCGTTCCGTCTACCTGACTATCCCGGTATCCGATGAAGCCGACACCCTGCGGAGAGTTATGGCCGCTGTAGGCTCCAACACGGTAGAAAACATGTATTCTCGCAACGTGGTTATGGAAGTAACAAACGATTACGTGACCGGTATCATCAACCCTGTAACGAGTGAGGTGGTAAAGGTTGGCAAAGCTTAACCGCGCACAGGTAGTAGAACGCGCATATGCATGGTATCGTAGATGTGGCTATGAATGGGGCGGCTGGGTTGCAAACATGGTAACTGTTCCTGGAACCGATTTAATCGCAACGGATTGTTCGGGGTGGACTAGCTGGTGCTGGAACACCCCCACCCGACACACCTCTGGTTCTTGGAGTCCTACCGGTTACTTTGGTGGTAGTAATTACCGGAAACGAAGTGGTTTTTCAGGAAAATCCATTGAAGAAGATTATGCTGGAATCCAGCCCGGAGATGTTTTGTGGAGAGATGGCCATGTAGGGCTGTATGTGGGAAATAACACAATAATACAGGCATCTACTTCAAAATGGGCAAATACAAATGTGGGAAACGGATTCAACATTGGCCCGGATTTTCAATTTGATGGGTTTTGCTCATTTGATGGAAGTTTCAGTGCAGACTATGACCCCGATGAAGATAACCCGATTGATGATAACGGATGGGACGGTTCCGAAGACCCACCTGTTCCAACTCCACCCGGCGACCAGAGTGACCCAGGCTTAGCCTATCTATTTGCAGATAATCAGTACACAAAACGGAAAACTCGTCAACAACTCAAACACTATAGGAGATTCATGTAATGGATAAAACCGCATGGGAATATTTAAAGGAAGATATAATGGAGACAATAGACCAATATTTAGGGGCAGACCTTACAAAGCAATCTGTGGACTTAAGTGCCATTAAAGATTTAAAGGTTGCTACTAATGATGCAATTAGACATCTTATTGGCCCGGAGTTGCAGAAATTAATGGATGTGCAGGACAATGGTATTATGATATTGTATTTATCTGTAAGCAATAGTCCTAAGCAGGTTGAATTGTGTGTAGACTTTACACATGAAGAATCACTAACAAGAGCCAAATTTATTTTTCCATACGAGTGCACATTTGGAGATATTATCAGAATGCTTATGAGATTATAGAGAGGTGATTCTATGTGGTATAACTTAGTCTACCCAGTTGACACCCTTAACATCACTCCAACCCAAATTCCTATTATAGGCTCTGTATCCAACTATGACGGAAAATCTCACGCCATCGTAGAACTGAACACAGCTGACGATTTCAACTCTTTACTGAACTGCCTAGTATCAGAAGTTCCCGACTGTGTCGGACTGTTCTTCGATGGTCGCACCATAACACCAAGAATAGAAGGTGATTACACATGACACTAAAAGACTTACTCAAAGCATACGTACAACCCCCATCCAACAAAGACCCGGAAGAGGTACTCAGAATCGGTGATCCAACCCCAATCTTCGTGTTCATCGTAGATGACGCAGACAAAATCCAAGCAGTACGCCGATTCCGAACAACAGACACCATAGCCACAGCACTGCGCAACATGGTAGTAACCCGGTTCTGGGTTGATTGCAAGGGGAGTGTGTATGTCTATGTCCATCAGCCAAAAGAGTGAGTTTTATAATCCGGCAAAACTGAAAGTATTTCAACACCCAATGTTATTTTCTATAGGAAGGGAGAGATTCAAAATGCAATACTTAGATGACACATTAGCAAGAGCAGAAGCGTTTCTGAATGGTAAATGGTGGTACAGCTATGGCTTTAAAGCAAGCAACAATCCGCCCACCATGTATACGGTAAACCAGTTAGCCGCTATGTATCCCTCTATCTACACGGCTGACTATATTGCTAAGGTAAAGTCATACATTGACAAAGACTACAACCTTATTGACTGTTCCGGTTTAGTGTGCAACGCCTTAGCTATTCCAGACATTGGCTCCTATCAGCTTGGTTTGTTACCGAACACCCATTCCGATAACATGTACACCTACCAATCAACCCCGCAGGAAGGTGACATTCTCTGGAAGAGTGGGCACGTTGCTCTCGCTATTTCTCCGGCATACTGCATCGAAGCGAAAGGCATTAACTATGGTGTCCGCAAGTCCCTTATCTCAGAACAGGGTTTTACGAAAATCATCCGCCCCACCTACCAGTATTACAAAAACCTTGGGTGGAATAAAGACAATAACGGCTGGTGGTACGCTTACGGCAGGATGAAGGGAGAGTATTACTGGAACTGCACCGCCTGGATTGACGATAAACTCTACGCCTTTGATAAAGAAGGCTACCTTGTCTACAACCCAACCGTTACTACAGACGCAAACGGAGCAATCAAAACCATCAGCGGAGAGAGGAGCGTTGACGTTGATTAAATTAAAAGACATATTCTCAATACAGTACGCAAATAAAACCACACCACAGAGAGTAAGCGCGGTCGATGTGTTCACTGAATATAAGATACAGCTGGCAGGTGATAAGACTTATCAAGTCGACAGCATTGAAATTGACAATGACAATCGTGTAATCACTCTTAATTTCACAGAATAAAAGAAAACCCCTAGCAGAACATTTGTCCGCTAGGGGTTTCTTTTTATTTATCCTACACGGGGAGTTTGGCATCGTGTGACTAACACGCATTACGTTCTGGACCTTTTCCAAGGTAGTCACCCAGATACGTTACTTTCACCCTTATCCGTGGGAATCAAATTTACTTCGTATACCGGTTCTGTCTGTATCGCCCCACCGTTCTCATCCGGTATACCTTCTTTTAACTTACTGGGGGAATACCCGTAGATATTAATTGGGGTATCTACGGGCATATGGGAAAACAAATGATTGTCAATAGCCATTGTTAGAATCCAACCGGTCAATCAGCTTACTGATTACCGCAGTGTTATTGTTGAGCGCTTCCGTCATCTTGTCAATCTTTTCATCGGATTCACCCTGCTTCTTGTAAATGTACCAGCAGAGAATACCACACATGACAATCGGAAACCCTAACGTACCGATAAGCTGGGTAATATCTACCCCAGCAGAAGTTAATACTACCATAGACACATCCCCCTTATGCCTTGGCCTGGAACTGACTGGTAGCCCATGCACGAAGTTCAGAATCCTTTTCCGCGAGTAACTGGTCTACTTTGGTCTGGCTGTAATACTGAGTGCCATCGATGATAACACCATCGTCATTGTTCTTAACCGTCAGCATGTTGCCGCCGGCATCCTCAAAAGTTGCAGTATCGTCAACGCTGTTTCCATCAGTGTGGGCGATATACGTTGGTGCTTCGGGATATTCCATAAGCTACACCTTCCTTTCATATTTTCTTCTATTATACCATATTTTGAGGAAAATTACAAGGCTACCATTGAAAATATCAGCAAAATGTGCTATAATAAAAGCGTAAAAGTAAACTTGTATTATCGTCATTGCACAAAATGGGAAAGTAAGAAGGGAGCGTGTAGAATTATGACGAAGGAAGAAATGTTGAAGGCAATCGAGGAACTTGTTGATTCCAACGGCACCTTGGTTCCTGATAAACTGTTAACACTGAAAGCTGAACTCACAAAAGACTATGATGGCATCACTACAGTCCGCACTACAAACAAAACTATCACGGAAAACATGGGTAAGCTGGAAGCTGAGAACAAGGAACTTAAAGAAGCGAACTTAAAGCTGTTCATGATGGGCTTCAAAAGTACCCCTCAGCCGGGAAGCAATCCGGATGAGCCAGAGACTAAGCCAGAACCGGAAACTCCGCCAGCAACACCCGAAGACATTGTAAATACCATGTTTGGTATTCAGAAAGGAGAATAATATGGCTAAGATTACACCGGTAGACAACGTAAGTATTTTTAATGCTGTGCGGGCGTTCATGTCCCCGTCATTTCAGGACAGGATTCCGCAGGCAACTATCGACAACATTGAGAGCATCGGTAATATGATTACCAGCCAGGAGTTTGAGGTTGAGTTTAACCAGTGGCAGTCTGCTCTCGTAAATAAGATTGGTATGACAATCTTCCACCAGTATGACATTCAGAACCCCCTTGAGAAGTACGTGTTCGGTGAAATGGCGTTCGGGGATGCTATCGAGGAAATCGCAACCGATATCGTTAAGGGCCGCGCAATGGACTACGGTAAGGAAGGGGAGTCTTTAGACCCGTTCGTAAAGGTATCCCCGACCGCCAAGGCTGAGTATCACAGAATCAATGAGCCGATTCAGTACATGAACACCCTGGAAAAAGACAGACTGCGCAGGGCTTTCCGTTCTGGCGGCAACGTGTCCAGACTGTTAAACATGTTCATTTCGGAACTGTATTCTTCTGCAAACATCGACAGCTGGCTGCTGATGAAAAATATCATGTCCTATTACATCCACGACCAGAAAGCAGCAGCGGGTATGCCCCTGTTATCTACCCAGAAGATTACCTCTGTTGACGTAATCGATAAGACTACAGCAGAAGATTTCCTGTTACAGATTATGAACACCATGAGTGCTATGCGGTACCCGAACAATGCGTTCAACCCGCAGAAGATTCATAAGACCCTGAACAAGCGCGACCTTGTTCTCTTTATGCGGTCTGACATTGTAAACACCATCGGAGTTCGTGCGCTGGCTCAGGCGTTCAACAAGGAAGACTTAAACCTGAATGTTCGGGTAGAAGAGATGGATGACTTCGGAGATGACACCGATGATGTTATGGCAATGTTAACTGAGGACTGGTGGTTCCTTGTTACCAGACAGCTGGAAGATATGGAATCTATCTACAACCCCAGAAGCCGTGGCTGGAATTACTTCCTGACCCGCCAAATGAGTTTCGGATGCTCCTACTTTAAGGATGCCGCAATCTTCAAGAAATCCTGGGATTAATTTTCGGAAAGGGGTGGCCCTATGGCATTTAAACCAAATACAACAGTATACCTGTGTACGGGTACGGGGATGGATGCCGCAAATTCCATATGGTGGCATAGGTTTGCATACCCCAACACGGTTGGCGCTGACCGGGATGACAGTTGGTGGAACACATGTTACCAGTTTTTTAAATCCCACAGTATCGCTGAGGGAAACTGGTACTGTACCTATTTAGACCCGTCTAGGGGCTACTTCCGTTTTGGTAGACAGCCCCTAGTAGACCGTCACGGAGATATCCCGCAAGGTGAAGAGGGTCTGGGTTCAGTAGCACAGCAGGCGTACATCGACAATAATAACATCCCTGTAGCAGAAACAATCCGCGCCGTGGATTACATCGTATTTGTAAACGATGGGGATGGAGTTGGCGGCAGTGTCAACTACGCATTTGTAGATCAGATTGTAAGCCTGAATTGGAATACCTGTCTGGTGTACTTTACGATTGACGCCATAATGACGTATCAGCCTTACTTCTACTTTGGCCCCAGTATGGTTCTTAGGGACATGGAGTTCCAGGAGCGGATGGGGCAAGACCATGGTATCCCTAACATTGCAAATGAGAATACCCAACCTGAACCATTTGAGCCGTCTGAATCGGACTATGTGTTCCAGCGTATTACCGATGCATCACAGGTAATCATACAGCGCACAGAGGATATGGGGCCATTCTTCCATTTGTTTGTCACAAGCGATGTTTCTCTTGAGCAGGAAGACATTACACCAAATGCATTTTATGGCGGCCTACCTTCCTTCAAGGCCTGTGAAGCTTCAAGGGACGGGGAGTTCAATCTTGGTATTGGCGGCTACTATGTTCCATATCGTAAGAACGAGGTGTTTGACCTGCTGGGTTCCTATAACGCAATGGAACATGTGCTGTATTCCTACACTTGTCCGATGAATCTCTTTGACCAGAGCCAAATACCCCCATTGCCCAATGTGGGAACTACTCCTAGGTTTATCGAGAACTTTAGGGATATCATCGACACCTACTTTCGGCCTACCGAAAATCCCTATGACGATGACCACACACTCCGGTTACCTATTGACTTCAATGATGACGCAACAAGAGAAGATTGTTCGCCCGCAGAAGGAAATTACCAGCCTGTTAACCTTAAGACCTACCAAGCCCCGTATTCCTATCTTTCTGTTGCAGACAGAATGGGCGGTTCATTGGAGGTTCCGATTCAGAACATTGTAAGTTATACTCCGTCTGAGGAATATTATTACCGTGTTCCGTTTATCTTTAACTTTACAGGGGCACCTAACGCAATGAGTTGTCTATACATTGCAGACCTGAAACAAATGCTGGGAAGCTGGGCAAGTCCTATGCTAGTGAATCTGCAAATGCCTTCGTATGTTATGACACCAAACAACAGTGGTTATAACAACAATGCTGTATCAGCGTGGACAAACATGTACACAGGTGTAGCGCAGATAGCTGTAGGTTCTGCGTTTAACTCTATTGCCGTAGGGCAGGACATGTTATTGAAAGCAGGTAGCGCACTGGCTACGGTAGGAATTGGCGCAGCTGTTGGTGCAGGGTCTATGAGCGCATTAGGTGGTGTAGGCGCTAAGGGAGCCTTAGGTGGCATTGGTTCACTCAACAACCCCATTAAACAGGTGGCTAGTGGTCTGACTGGCTCAGGTGTAAGCGCATTAAGTGCAGGTGTTGCAAATGTGGGTAACTATTTCCAGAACAAAATTTTTGGATTACCTAAGACGGTTGGGGGTTTGCCAAATGGCTACAACACCATTGTAGCAAGCGAAGCAGGCTTCAATTTCTTCTGGGTTCACATGCGTACTAAGCTGATTAAAACCATTGACCGCGCGTTCAGTATGTTCGGGTATGCGCAAAATATGGTTCGCTATCCACATATTAATATCCGTAAACATTGGTGCTACGTGCAGTTACAGAATGTGAATATTATTCCCATTCCGGCCAATGATTATGACCCAGGCGGTGTGCCGTTCTGGGCTAGGGAGCAAATTGAAACGAGAATGAAGAATGGCGTTACATTCTGGAATATCCGGTATGCCCTGATGGGAGATGGAGATAGTGGCCCAAGTTCGGTTCAGAGTTGGGATGACGGGGCAATCCAGAGTGCAAATAAATGCAAATGGGTGAAGAACTACGGTGGCGGAGAAGCTGGTAACGATATTGAGTGGGAGAATGTAAGTTATTTCGGCGGCTACGCTACAGACTACACGGATGACTACAACCCACAGGAATAGGAGACAGATATGAGAAGAATTAAGGGAGATTTCAAGGGTGATAACGGTAAGATGGACACCCGGAGTCAGCGGCGGAGAGCAAAGTATGAAAATAACCGCCAGTATGATGACTTGCTGGAAAGCTACATCAACATTGCCGTTCACCAGTTCGAGTGGGAAGGGCTTCCGGAGACTGTAGACCAATACTTCTTTGAATACATCTTGCTTGTTAACGCTAGGGCATGTATTGTAAAGGACAACACGTTTGGCTTCTTAGGTCTTCCGTGTATACCAATGTCTTCCCAGAATTTTTACTATGCCCACACCCTTTGGAAAGCAATCAGCGTACACTACGATCAGCCGTTCCTTGCAGTTACGCACTGGAACAAGCCGATGCTTGCCCCTCTTATCGAGAAGTACAACATCCCGGAAGCAGAAAAGACGTTGGGCGTTGTGTGTTCGGACAATTATGAAGAAGTTCCGCTTTTGGATAAGCTGGAGATCTGGGTCGAGAAGCTGGTCGATGGGCAGAGAACCATCGATGTAATTGCAAAGCAGTTAAAGCTTGGCAGTTTCTTTGAGACAGATGAAAAGACCAAGATGAGTTTGCAGGAAGCAATTAATAATATTGATACCAACATTGTGGCTACATTTGTCGGTAATAATATTGCAAAGAGCCTGAACGGAACACAGAACTTCAATAGTGATTCTGCGGCACAGAGATTACCCCAAGCATGGGATCACTTGAACAACACAGAATCCAGGTTGTTGACTGGTATGGGTGTGAACAATCTCCATACCGCTGATAAAAAGGAACGGTTACTCACTGGAGAAATCAATTCAAACAATGAGTTTACTGATTGGAACATTGAACACAGGTTAATCCAGAGACAGCATTTTTGTGAAAACATGAAGGCGGCCTTTGGCCTTGACATTAAAGTTAAGATTCATGAGATGGAGAGGGCGGTGGATGATGGGGCTTTACAACTTGACACTGGACGAACTGGTAACGGCAACCCCAACCCCGGTGATTGACCCTGGATTGCCTATCGCCGGATTGGAAGGATTAACTGAGCGTATTTATGATGAGTTTGGACAACGGGAAATCGGTTTTGAGACGCCAGGGTTATTCATCCGTAAGCTGAACAACAAGCTTAAAATCCTTGCTCCAAACTATAACAGAATGCTGGCGGCACAGTTTATCGAGTTTGACCCGTTTGTTACTGACTACATCGAGGACTTCAACCGGGCGGATTCTGATAAACATTTCAAGGAACATGAGGGATACAAAGAAGTAAGTTCCTACGCTGGAGATACCACCAGAAATAGCCAGATAGAAGGCACTGAAAGTTACCAGCAGAGCATTACACAGGATACGGAAGAAGCTGAGGTTGGTAAGAAACTAACGGGAAAGCTTGCTTCTGAATCTATAAATGAAAGTCACGATAAGGAAACCACAAGCACTACAGATAAAACTGCAAATGAGACTTACGAGGAAAACACTAAGGTAGATACAACTGGCCATGAGGAAGGCTCCAGTGATAGGACTTGGACTGAGGATTCAGATAGGACTTACTCTGAAACAGATGATTATGACGGCACTGGTTCACAGAATGACACTACCACAGAAACCAGCACCGATAATCAGACCGGCAGAGAGTGGACAGAAAATGGAAACAATCAGGGCCATGTTCTTGATGTTCGAAGCGATACGCCGCAGGCTATGTTGTTTAATGAGCCAAACCATTACTATGGAACTGGTAGAGCACATGACTACGGTGAAGTCTATGACAAGGCTGACGGTGGTCAGGGGTATGCCCATTATCCCGAAGCGGAGCCGGATACCTTTGACACTGGAAGTTATGATATCGGCGGCGGAGATACCCCTTGGTTCAATTATGCGTCAGAAGCTACGAACCATACAGAGCATAGTAGTTATGATAAGAGCGGCACAGAAACCTACTCGAGGAATGGCTCTAAGAACGGTTCGCTCACGCGAGAAACTACGGATACTCATAATAAGGAAACGGAAGGCACTGATACAACAAACAAGGAAGGCACAGACAACACGGATACTACGAAAGATACTACCAGCAATGAGACAGGGACAAAAGACCATACACAGGAAAACACAGAAAAGGTAACGGCTACTGGGACGGAAACAGCGTTGGATTCCAGCGCTAGAAATACCCACGAAGCTGGCAGTGAAGACAATACCAATTCCAGACAGCAGGCTGTTGTTGGGTCAGATAAGAAAGACACCCAGACTACGAATAGTAGTAATTCGTTTACGTCAGACAAACATCAGACGAACAAGGGAAGTGGTAGACGTACGAAGAACCAGGAACATGTTGGAAGCACCTCTTCCAGTGTGCGTAAAGGCAGGGTCATGAGATCACCTTCTGACCTGATTACAGAATACCGAAGAACACTTACCTTTAGTGCAGACCTTTGGTTATTCACAGAATTAGATGAGTTATTTTTAAACGTGTTTTAATGGCTGAGAAGATGCCGGAAAGGAGAACGATATGAGTAATCCAAACAGAAGACGCAGACCCGTATGGTGTGGAGATGTTGATACTACGAGACCTGGTGGAGCATGGGATGTGCAGGATGATGGGTGTTGTGGACCGTGTAAGCCGCCGGTTCCAGGGTGTGGGCCGGTAAGACCCCCGATGCCGCAGTTCCCGGATTGTGGATATCACATTCCGCCGGTTCAGTATGTTCCTGGTATGAATGAGCAGGAACAGCTTGCAAATTTGAACTGCAAGATGAACGAGTTGATTGAACTGTTCAACTGCAATACGGATAAGGTCTATGGTGCATATGAAGAGGTGGTAAGAAGTGCGGTGTGTAACGACGCTTTCTACAAGGAAATCACGGTGGAGAGCGGTTATCTTGCTGATGCGAGTACAAGCTATGAGTTAGTGCATATCCCGTATGTGGATTGTGCATGCCAGCCTATCTACATGGAGATGGGTCTGGCGTATAACAATACAACGAATTCCGGTGTGACGGAGAGTGTATTTGATAAAGCGTTAGAAGTGTATGCAGATAAGATTCTGCCTGCGGCTGAGAGAGGTTTCCAGGGTGTGGCGATCTGGAAGGGGGCACCGATTTACTCTGGTGAAACTCATGGTGATACCAGAGCGCTGATTCCTGGTCAGTGTGATTATACGCTTGGTGTCACAGAGAACGGGTATTTCAAGATTTATGATACCCCTAATGACAGGGATAACACCGGTATGATTAAGACCATGCGTCAGGATAAAGTGCGCAACTCCATGGGTTGTGCTGTGATTATCCGTGGCGGAGAGTATGTGGTAGATGAAAACCTGGCTGATATGGAACTGCCGTGTACGGTACTGGCGATGAATTATAAGACCAAGGAACGGTTTATCCTGGCGATTGGTAAGGACAATGTAGCGAGTGCCATTACACCGGAGATGATTGCGAACCTGCTTAAGAAGTATGATGTAGATGTGGCGGCTCTTACCAGCTGGGGTCAGCAGAGTTATTTGCTGGATAAGGGACAGTTCAGTTTCATGCCTACCAGTACGGATTCTGATGGAATCCCTACGGTTCCGCAGAGTGCGGCTTTTTGGTATATCACGAAGCGCAGGAATTTTCACAATGATTACGTGAAGGAAGTTGCGGCTCTTACGATTCAGATGGGGGAGAACCTGTGGTACGACGAGTTGACCAGTGAAGCGGTGGATAATTTGAAGCTTGACTTCGTGGATTTAAGGAATGATTTAGAGCAGGAGATCCAGGACAGGAAAGACGCTGATAATGCGCTGGGCGAGCGGATTGACAAAGAGATTGCTGACCGGGAAGCGGCTGATACTGCATTGGATGAGAAGTATGCGGCTGAGGTTACTAGGCTGGATGGAGAGATTGATACGCTTAGCCAGAGGGTTACTGATGAGGTAGCCCGTCTGGATGCGCTGATTCAGTCCACGAAGGAAGCACTGACTGCGAAGGATGTGAAAGAGGTCAAGGTCACCCATGACGGGACGAGAGACACGTATCAGGTTGTACTTAATGATGGTACGGTGCTTGGTGCAGATGTGATTGTGTATAATTATGACCAGTTGGTGCAGAAGCTGGACAGTTATGCTACGGTGGAGCAGAGACTGGATGCGGAAATCCAGGCGAGGAAGGACGCGGATGACGCTCTTAATGCGCTGATTACAGCAGAACAGCAGGCGAGGGCTAATGGGGATACTACACTGGGTGAGCAGATTGCTAGTGTTAGGTCTGAGTTGACGGAGTTGATTCAGGGGAATACTACGGATATTACAGCTTTACAGGGTGCGCTGGATACACTCACGCAGACGGTGCAGAGTAATTATACCTCGTTGAATGAGAGGGTGACCAGTAATGCAGAGAATATCGCGAATTTGCAGGGTAGTTATGGTGCATTACAGGCAACTGTGGCGGCGCTGAATGAGACGGTTACGGGGTTACAGCAGAGTTTTGCTAGTACGGAACAGAGTTTTGAGAATGTGAAGCAGACGGTTGCTAACATGCAGACGGAACTTAATGAGTTTGAAGCGAGGATTGAAGGTGAGTTAGGGAATTATCTACCGTTGAGTGGTGGGACGATGACTGGGCCGATTAATATGGGAAATCAGGCACTCAGAGATGCAAGTGCGATTAGCCTGAATGGTGACACTACTTCTCCAAGCCCAGGAGATATTACCGGTATAAACGAACTCAAGTTTAAGCCATCCGGTGCTGGTAAGATTGCTTCTGGTATTTACTTTGTAGACAACGACCAGAAAATCAATGGTGTATTTGAATTATATAGTAGACGGGGAAATGACCGCTACGCTGGTATTAGAGCCTATGGCGTTATCTTAAATAACTACAATAGCGCTATAGCATCAAGTGCTATTAGTGAAGCATATATCAGGTTAGATACTCCACAGGATGAAAATACAGCTGTAATTAACTTTATGGCAAAAGTGGATAATTCCACTTATGGCCGTGTAATTTTAAATGGGATTGTTGACCCTGTTACGGATTATAACGCGGCGAATAAGCACTATGTAGATACTGTTGGTGAAAATCTGGCGAGTGAAATTGCACAGGTTGGTGGACAGTTTGAAAATTATTTGCCGTTGAGTGGTGGACAAATGCGTGGCGCTCTTGATATGAACTTCGAAAATGTGGAAAATATGAGGCGGATGGGTTTTGGGGAAGCTGGCTATAGCCGATATTATGCGCTGTTTGAAGATGAAACTTTAAAACTCATTAAGGAAAACATTACTAGTTCCTCTATTGGGTATTTTAATGTAGATTGCGGAACCATAACTTCGTGGGTAGGTTTAATGAATATAGGTATAAGGCTGAGTGCAAGCGGTAACTCTACGAAGACTAACCCAGTACTTGATATTACAGGAACAACTGATTCAGCTAAAGTTCGCGTAACGAATATAGCAACACCTATTAGTGACGATGATGTCGCTACAAAGGGTTATGTAGATTCAGCGGACGAGGGATTCCTGTATGTGGACGGTGGACAGTTGTACGAACATAGAGATACGCCGCAGGGTGTGCTGCTTGACAAAATTGACTTTGCTAGTCAGGGGGTTGAAGAGGCCGGGGTAGCTACCTTATCCATTTCTGGAACAACCGGAAATTTAGTAATGAGTATACTTGACGAAAGTCTTACCCATGTCCCGTTACGTTTTGGTGTTGGCGAATTAACTGACGGTTCCGCCGGTGTAAATATGGCTGTATTAGGAAAATACATGCGCGGCGGAGTGAGTGAAAGTGTTACATCTGCCAACGTTAAAGCGACTGATTTGCTTACAGGCTTATATATTGTTAGATATGTAAGCGAGGTTTACATGGTTAATGTTACCGGTTATGAACTTGGTGAACTTAAAATTACATCTAGTAAAATTATGGGAACCGATGGTGGTATCACCTTTACCACTGAGGTTGTAGACGTAAATACAATGAAGTTAACGTTTAGTAGTGCTTTAGAGAGCGGCTTTCAGGTTACCAAGTTAACCGGTGGTGCATACGTTGAAGTTAGTATCTTAAGCTAGGGTGATTATATGAACAAATTTTACAATGGAAAACGAGTGCTATCATTTGGAACACCATTTATATTTTCATTAGGCAATCGCTCCATTGGTAAAACGTTCTATTGGACTACAAGATGTATCAAGAAGTATCTGAAATCTGGAGAGCAGTTTATCTATGTTCGAAGGTATGACAATGACTTGAAACGAGTAGCGCCAAGCTTCTTTGAAAACGTATCCTTCAAATTCCCAGACATTAGTCTGGGAGTTGAAGGTAGCGGAAGAAGTGGAACAGAGTATTATATCAATGATGGATTGGCTGGGGTAACTATGGCATTGAGCGCGGCTAATAAGTATAAGTCTGTTGCAATGCCATATGTTACTACTATATTGTTCGATGAGTTTATCAATGAAGACAATGATTACTTAGGGAATGAAGTGGGAAATGCGTTTAGCTTATATCAGACGATTGCCAGAGGTGGTGGTGCGGTACTGAGACAGGATGTTAAGTTTGTTTTTCTTGGGAATGCGGTGAGTCTGAATAATCCGTATTTTATTGAATTGGGGATAAGGGAAAAGATTGACGGAACAAAAAACTATTATGTTGACGATGACCGGGGTTGGGTTGTTGAGATTAGTAATAATGCACAGATTGCTGAGGAAATTGCTAATACCCCGTTTGGAAAGATGATTGCCAAGACTAGATATGGTGATTATGCGTTGAAGAATCAGTTCTATCTGGATAGTGACCAGTTTATATGTGAAATGACGGGCGAATTGAGTTATATTTGTACGTTGGATGGCGATGGCGGACGGCAGTATGGGCTGTATTTGGATGATGTGCAAGATTTACTTTGGGTTAGTCCGAAGGTAGACCCGAACTGTAAGGTAAGGTTTGCGATTAGTGAGGGTGCGCATAATGACGGGACTATATTGGTTAGGGATAGTGGGGCAAGTAGGATTTATATGACGATGAAGTATGCGTATGATTACGCGAAGTTGAGGTTTGAGACACCGGAGTGTAGGTTTGTTATACTAGAGTATATGAAACATCGGATTCGATAAGGGGGTTAATGTTTGGTGGGTAATGCAGAAGGGGCCACCCTAATGGGGTCTCTTTTGTTTTGTGGTTTTATTTCCACAATTTGACATTGATGACTGAGGGGCCACCCTAATGGGTATTCCCACAATTTGACATTGATGACTGAGGGGGCCACCCTAAGGGGTTTTCCACAATTTGACATTGATGACTGAGGGGGCCACCCTAAGGGGTTTTCCACAATTTGACATTGATGACTAGGGTGCCACCCTAAAGGGATAATTGGGAGAAAATGGAAGAAAATGGATTGGGAGAAATTGGAAATCATGGTGGATGGAAAAACCCCCAATTAATGGGGGTTCTTCTGGTACGCGGCTGAGATGCGGTCGCGGCGCATGATTGCATGTACACGGTTGAAGTCATCGTCTGTTAGGGCATCCACGAGAGATTGAGCATCATTGATTAACGTGTCCTTCCAACTGTCCCATGTCATCCCGTAGAAACAGGATGCGCAAGCATAACGCTTGCGTAACGATTTAGGAAGAAGCCAGACTGTAAACTGGTAGTCATCTGGCCAGAACAGGGCTTTGATTGCATCGCTAGTGATACGGGGGTGGACATGTATATGCATGGCCACCTTAGTGACTTCCCGAACGTAGCGGGATGCTGCAACAGTTTGTAACGCCCAAAGAGCGCCTTGTCGTTCTTGTATCGTCATTTCTTTTTACCTTCTTTCTTCTGAACTTTTCCGCGTTTCATTAATTCGTCCACAAGCTCATCTGTGGTGGCATCTGACAGGTCGGATTTACCTGTCAGTGTTTCGGTTGTTTTGTCTGCTATGTGTTTTACTGCTTTCCATTTTGCGATTGCGGCGATTGCTATGCCGATTATCGCGAAAATGAAGGGAATGGCGGTGATTATTAGAACCACCGCCATTACACATAACAGATATATCAGCGGGCCTATCATATAGGCCTTTCTTCCAGAATATGCTTGGATGCTGTTTCGAAAAATTCTCGTTCTGTCATTTCACAGGAATAAACCGCCTTAGCTAATGCTTCTTTGTCCAGATATTTATAATCTGGATAATTGCGATGAAGTTCGCGCTTGCACTGGTTTTCAAGCCAAGTGTCTTTTGCGTCTTCTGGGCCAGTGATTAAAACTTTGACCTCTTCCACTTTGCGGTCTGTGGTGAATGCGTATACATTAAATGTATACACGTAAATTGTGCGGCTGATTACTCTTTCATTATAACGTCCCATATTATTTCCCCTCTCTGTACTCACAAAAACCTACGTTCATTGCATCGGCAAACTGTTTTAAATCGTTTCTATCAGCTACAACATAGCAGTTTACGGCGGTGTCAATGAATAGGGCTTTTAACCCCTCTAAGGTGGACATGGCTGTGAACTGGAATGTATTGTAACTAATTATGGTAACATAGCTGAACATTCCAACTAGGTCGCTGTATGCGTTCTGTTTCCTGTAACTAGGGTTGTTGTAGCAATCACGCAGTGAAACACCGTCTGGCGTCCAGCAGGCGTTAAATTCGTTGCAATATTGCCTTGCCTTTTTGGTGTTCGGATTAACTACTTCATAGCAACGGTTATACCATTCGAAATAGGCTTTCATTTATTTCACCCCCTTACTTAATGCCATACAACCTACCGTCAATTATAATTCCCTCTGGTACAATCACAGCATAGTGCAATAACTTAGTGCCTTCAATTTTGGAAAAACCTAGGTGTGGGTAATCTTTCGGAAAAAAGACGGTATGGCCTGCTGTAGTTTTTAAAAATATGCTACCGTTATTCCCAATACGGGCATGTCCTAAATCCACTAACATTTGCGCTAGGCCGTACTGTGAAAATGCTACCCTATAGCCCTGCCATTCTTCCGGCAGTAAACGTAGCGCACTATATACATAGTCTCGTGCGTCATTGGTAGTACTTGGTTCGATACTGGTGAAATAATCTTGGTGTGTCATGTGTGTTCTCCTCTCTTTAATTTTCAATGTGCATTGATAACGGGCTGGTCATCCTCAGTAGCCGGGAACCCATTTCCGGCTAGACACCGCGCAAGCGGTGTTTCGACCTTAAATCTCAACCCTGTAGTACCAGGTATCCAGATCTTCACGCATTCTGGATATCTCATTCTTGTAGTACTCGACTGTGGTGTTGTCCAGGTCTGAAAGCCAAATAATCGCGGCTGACATGGCTTCCAGTGTTCCCGCTGTCTTATAGTAGAAATCTCTCTTCTCCATATACTTAGCGTCAATCGCCATGTAGTTCATTCTGCTCTCAATCATCTCATCCACATAGATAGCTTTCACTCGATTAGTCATTTTTCATTTCTCCCTTCTACTTTTGTTTTATCGTTTTTTATTTTATTATACCACGTACAATCCACATTTGTCAATACTTCCTTGAAACAATATTGCACAAAGATTAACCACAATATTGCTGTATTAATAGTGCAGATTGTGTTGTATAAAATATGTATAATTATGCATTATGTATATTATACACAATAGATTAGCTAAATTTACCCCTGTTTGTTGTGTAAAATACCCATACTATGTGTTTCTGAAAGAACAATATAGCTTATTTTTAGTGCAATATTAATGTAATTTCAACATTGCAAGCCATGAATTGTGTACAATGCGCACAGTGCATTGTGTGTGGTGCAATGGGGAAACGTCATCAGGGTCGATTTTTGCGAATAAATAT